CAGTACCTACTGCGTCCAATCGCCGTTGGTGCGGGGGTACACGATCTGCCTACTTTGGATTCGTCCCTTATGGAATTAGTATGGGCCCTGTTGGGCATGGCGGGGCTACGCACTTACGAAAAAATACAAGGGGTTGCACGTAAATGAAAGACAATTGGGAACAATGCTTGGCTCTCGTCCTTAAAGAAGAAGGCGGCTACGTAAACGATCCCCATGATCCCGGCGGTCGTACCAACCACGGCGTCACCCAAGAAACATGGGAAGAGTATGTCGGGCACCCTGTGACGGAAGATGATATGAAAAATCTTACCGTCCATGACATCACCCCTTTGTACAAAAAGAACTACTGGGACGCATGCCGCTGCGACGATCTTCCTGAAGGCGTGGATTACGCTGTTTTTGACCTATCAGTAAATGGCGGCGTAAGAAGGGCAGCGAAGACGCTACAGACCGTTCTTGGTGTCGCTGCGGATGGTAACATAGGACCTATCACAATTGCCGCCTGTGAGGCTGCTAATGCCCGTGATTTGGCTACTAGGATTTGTGAGGCGCGTCTGGCGTTTTTACAGGCACTACCAACGTGGCAATATTATTCAAAAAATTGGACCGCACGGGTCGCAAGGGTTGAAACCATAGCCTTCCAAATGGTAGGGTGAACCCTCTCCGAATGGTCGGAGAGAGTTTTCCCAACTTAAAAGGGGAATCCTGTATCTGGGTTCCCCTCTTTTTCCCCGCCAACCGTTACGCGGTACTTACAATTACGGATAACGGGAAGATTGGTGCCATTGTCTTCATAGTTGCGGACGCTTTCCAACCAGTTCAGGTCTTTCAAACCCTTCATGGTTTTTGCAACAACGCTTCGTTTCATGTGGGTTGAATCGGCAATATCACCCAATGTAGCTACAAATTCACCAGTCCCAAAAACTTCCAAAATCCTTAACATCAAAATCTGTTCACGGGTCTTGGCGTTTACGGTCCAGATGACCGTCTGCTGCATTTCATGCACATCACTCATTTTTGTCGCCCTTTAAAGAATAGGGTGGAGCATCAATCTTTGGCCGCCCAAACGTGGTGTTGCTCTGGGAGCGTATTTGCGTGTTGGGCCACGTCCATATTTCACCCGTTTCATCCTGTACACATACCCACATCAGATGGTGTTCTTCCCCATAATCAATGAGGAAATGAACCAATGCTGGCCCTTTGGGGGTTAACACTGGCATCGTCGGGTTAAGTTGCAGGATCAATGTGTTGATTCCTTGCGCATCGTCAGAAGGTGCTTGATGTACTGTTCCGTGATCCCCTTCACCTTCCGAAATGTCATATCCAAATCGTTGGTGTCCAAAACCTCACGGTTCATCATGCAGATGATGAGCATCATAGCTATGCTGTGAGCAATGATGGCATCTGACATGTTTTTGAATTCTTTGTTCTCTTTAACCATGCGAAGAACGGAATCGTTAACATGCTTTGACAACTCATCCGCCAATGGGAATGCGTGGTCAAAGATATTGCCCAATGGGCTTTCTGGCTGCTCTGGCGGCGGGCCATCCGTAAGAATAAAAACCATTTTAAATCCTATCCTTGCTGCTGCGTTGCATGATGTATTCGTATTCCGCGTAGTTTTTTGTGCAATTTGGTGTCTTTTTCTGAGCCAAATAAATCAAACCACGCTCTTGCATGGACCAGACATAATTGGCAATTTTGGCCAATTCTGAAACACCATGAAACCCCCTGTCTCCGATCAGCCACCCCGTGTAATAGGTGGCCTGATCCCCCTTCTTGGCGTCCGTAACCCAATCCGCCACGGCATTAATGCTCATCATCTCTCATCCCTCCTTACAACAGTTCCGTCTAATTTACGTTTGAATGCGGACTTTTTACCAAAAGGTAACGGCGTCCTAGATACGTTAATTCCAATGTGACGTGCTTCACGCCGTTTAGCCTTTGCAATTGCACCCACGTCATCAGTCGTTTTTGTTCTGTGGCATTTGCTATGTGCCGGAGCCCAGTTGCTTTTGCTATCCTCCCCACCCATCGCAAAAGGAATACGATGCTCAACTTCCCAAGCCTCGCCCACGTTAATTTTGCCTCCACATATGTGGCAGATGCCATTATGCTCATTGAAGAGTTCCACCCTTTGTTTGGTTGAAATTGACTTTCTCTTTGTCACAGCAGTTCTTTCTGGCGCTTTTGTGGAACCCAATCCCAATTCGGTATTTTGATATTGATTAGTGGGGATAGGAACGAAACCGATTTGGCTTTTTGCACCTTCCCCACCTTTACCCATTCAATCTCGCCATAGCTGTTTTCAGGGATAACAACCCCCTGCTTGGCGGCCAGTATACGGGCATATTCAATGACCTTTAAGCCCTCATTGGTTAATCTTGCCATGATTAAAAAGGGAGACTGTCATCTAAATCAAAGTTGGACGCAAACTGCTGTTGTTGCTGCTGCGGTTGCTGCCGTGGCTGGCTGCTATTGGAACCCCATGCAGAAGCTGTCTTTGGTTTGGACTCTTCACCCATGCGGCCTGACAGAAATGATGTGCCGCTTTTGGAAGATGTTTTATTCCATAAGGCTATATCGTAATCCTTGCCATCAAGGGTAATTTTGCCCCGCCAATCAGGTTGATTATCTTTTGTCTTATTGTCATTTGGAAACAGCGAAATATCACCGTGTTTACTTTCCCATGCCATTTTATTTGCTCCATAATTCGGTTAGGCGAAAACCTAACAACTGTTCAACTTCAATGATTAGTTCTGATGTATTCAATCCGGGAATAACTTCGACCACAATGACATCCAATGCAGCATGAAAAAATTTCCGGAACTCTTCCTGATCCATAGCGTTAAAACTAATGGATTGTGCAACCCACCAAACCTTATCGTTATGAAACCGGATCTCTTCAACATACCCAAGGCGGATTTTCAGCCATAGCAATAGCTGTTCTGCTCTGTGATATTCTGCATGGTTCTCACATATTTTATTGAGTATAGCCCAAAAGAACCGATGCTGCTTTGTGCTGCGGGTGCGACTTATCGTCACAGATAAATCTTTCTCCGCAGGGAACTCTTGCAAAGCCTCTTCGTCCACTAGGGAGCAAGGTTCCAGCTTGCTCCCCCGTCTACGGACATAGATAACTTCCGCCATGTTAACCAAGCTTGGCTTTCAAAGCTTTGTAATACTCTTGCAATTCTGAGCGGTGGCCGGGGAGCAACATAGCAATTTTGTCTTTGTTGTCCGTTGTCCATGTTGCAAGGTCATCAGAGGTTTGGCACATATCCATAGCCCCTTTAATGACGCCAAGAAGGTTGGTGCTGTCGTCAGGCTTCAGTCCGGGCTCCATTTGCTTCCCAGAGGCCTTGGCGGCCTTTGCTGGCGGGTTTTCAACCGCCTGTGCGGCATTGCCATCATCGTCATCTTCACCTGCTATGCCAACCATAGCAAACAAGGAATAACGGCGGGCGTAGGTCATGGCGGAGCCCATTTCCTGTGGCTTACCAAAGCCGCCTACTGGATAGTCCGATTCAATATATTGCCCACCTTTGTGGACAATGCGGGTGTTGAGGATAATTACTCCATCCATTACAGATGTGCCTTGAATGAACGATAAATCATGCTTTGAGAAGCATTCCCGTAACGCTGTAAGGCCATCAGACAGGTCCACATAAGAAGACTTGAAGTGGGGATTGATTTTGGTCTTAGGAGGGTTCTTTAACGCCCCCTGCGCCTTAATCAAAGCGGCTGCTAATTCATCGATTGATTCGCTACTACGCATCTTTTTTCCTTTCAATGTGGTTTCTTAGTTTGATCTCTGTTGGTTACTTCAAAAAGAACGCCATAAGCATTTCCATCAGCCATTGGGAATTTTCTGGCGGTCGCTGGGTCTCCAATTTGTGCTGCAAGGACAGGCAGCATTTCTGCTAACCTATCTCGTATAAACTCCCCTTCGTCGCGGGGAATTAAAGGATGTACTTCAATCTCAAATCCATCCGGCAACATAAATATTTTTAATATTTCAATCCTTCCTGACATTTCACTCCCCCTTCAAACGAAGCGCACCGCGTTTGTCCCGTTTAATGTTAATGCCGTAACCGTAAGCTTCCGCCATATCTTCTTCCACTAAACCTTTAAGGCCAGTAACGGCATCGTCGTACAATTTCTTGTACGCAGAATTTAGCTTCAATTGATTAGCAAAGTTAGCCCACATATTGTTGCCCGTCATGTCTACGCGACGGACAGCATCAACGGGTGCTTTGCTGATGATAGCAACTGGTGACGTGCCGTTTTTGACACAATCCCAGAAACGGCGTTCTGCATCAATAAGGATATCCGCATAAATTGCATCCAAACTGATATCGAACTTCTCAAACTTATGATTGCCAAAGAACACTGAGAGAACCGCCTTGTTCACTCCGCAGACAAGCATATTGTGGGTAAGTTGTGGGTAATATCGGTCTAAGATTTCTTCTTCTTTGGCGAAGGCGGAGACGTGTTTAGCTTCAAACACGGTCTGCCCGTCATCCGTCATTCCATCCAGTGTACAGCCCATAAAAGAATGAGTATCAGAAATACGTTGTACACCATTATCTGTTACCTTTTTGCCAGTTTGTTTTTCAAACCATTGGATATTAAATGGTTCAGTAAACACACCCATTTGGACGGGAAGAACGTCATCTAAGTTTGTGTCCTCCTCTTGGCCCGACTTAACCCTCCAAAGGCGGAGGATGTATTCTTCGTTTCCAGACATAATTGTATTGGCATCTGAACCGCCCAATAGCTTGGAACGGAACAGTTTCTGTTCTGCTGTTAATGTCATTTTTTCTCTCCATTTGACAACTTGGTTATCTCAGTACTTCTCACATATGTCAAGTACTGAATTTAGAATTTTATAAATTCTCCTAAATTAAAACTACAAGTGTATGTGTCCTGTATGTCTCCCCTTTCCTTATCTTTGGTTGGTCTTATATCCCATAAATGTTTTGTGTTTCTTTTAACCACAAAAGCATGGGTCATTGATTTGTTCACGATAAATACAGCGGAAGGATTTGCTCTGTCGCAATTAATTTTCTGCGCCACCATCATGTCAGGGTATGGGTAATCTCCCTCCGACGTAAAATCAAACCTGCGACATTTTACCTCAATTGGATGCGGGCTAAAATCAATTACCCCGCTCATTGTCCTGTAAGCAATAATGTCTCCACGGTCTGCGTAGTCTGTAGATTGATATACCGAAGGGGCTAATTCCATAGATGGAATCATTACAGTCAAATTCTTTTCCAAGTTAAGATATTGGGCAACCTTGAACACAGCTTCCCGTGTTTCCATAAACCGCTTTCGAAATATTTTATATTCCCACTCACTTTGTCTCATGCCGCCCTTTTCCGATCCGGGACTGTGTATTTCAGAAAATGATGCGGGCACCATGATTTACCCTCAACTGATTTGTAACCGCAGTATAATGTTTCAAGATTTTTTATGGGCCCAATAATTGCTTTACACTCCCCACGATTTAAATCCATTAATGTTTTATTTAATGGGGTAAAATTTTCATCTTCCTTTATATCAAAATAGTTTAAAGTAGGAAGTCTTTCTTGTTTAAACTTGGTAACTTTGGAAACAGAAGATTTTTTTTTCTTTGGCAATGGATGCAAAAATTTTTGTTTTCTTTTTTCTTGTTGAAGTAATTTAATCCCCTTTCTATGGCATATTCCAATGACGGAATTTCTGGTTCTGTCTATTAATTCCAATGATATGTCTTTGGCTGAAAACCCTTTTGAAGCCAAATCAGAAACAAATTTAATCTCTTCCCATGTCCAAGGTTTTGAATAAGTGACCATTTTCATTCTCTCCATTAAATGATGTTGACATACTGCACAATCGCCTGTAGGTTGTCAACATGAAGTTTAGGGGAAGTGGATGACGCATTTAATTGCTAAACGAGTTATAACGAAACTAGGCGGCCCAAGGGCTGTTTCAGGAATGTTAGCCATGTCTACACAAAGTATATACAAATGGATGTGGCCTATGGACAAAGGCGGCACTGGTGGATTGATACCTGTTCGCCGCCAAATTGAATTGATGGTTGCGGCAAAACAACGCGGCATCATTTTAACCAAAGATGACTTTTTCCCCAAGGATCTTGCAGATGCCAGTGAAATACAAAGTAGCCCCGAAGATTGAGCGGACCCTTGATGGGATCGTGTTTGATTCCAAAAGGGAGGCCGCCCGTTACGCTGATTTAAAGTTGGCGGAAAAGCTTGGGAATATCAAAAACTTGGTTTTGCAGCCAGAATATCCGGTTGAAATCAACGGGAAGCATTATTGCACATATACCCCTGATTTTAAGTATACGGAAACTTTGACGGGCAA